GTCAACAAACTTTCCCCGACAATACGCGCCGCGATCTAAATCAAACTCATCAATAATCAAACCAATATTTTTGGCGTCATCTATCGTAAAATCCCACCATTCAAAATTGACGTTGATATCCCACAATTTCGTCAACGCCTTTTCGCGCTCCGCGTCCGCTAGTTCGTTGAATTTATACGCCACAATTTCCGTTTTGATGGTTCGCATATTATTTGCCCCTTGTTAGTTTGAGGATTAAAGCTAGAATCAAAACATCCGACGAGGTGATTTCCTTTGAAGTGTCCGCGAAATTATACATTTGATTTATCCTCCTATTAACAATCCTCCGGTCCGCATGAAAAAATCCATTCTTCTAGGTCGTAGTTGTACTGGTAACGATTGCCGTCTACAGTCCTGTAGTTTGGAAGCTTTGGCCCGTATGTAAGTTCGGAGTTCGGCAAGTATTTTAATTTACGTTTCATTTGATTTACCTCCGTTTTAATTTCCTACGCCCTAAGTCTATCAGATGACCCGCGACAAACCGCGTACAGACTTGTGACAATCTTGTGAATAATTGTAACGATCTTGTAAACACGTCGGACAAGGCACATAACCAGGTTTGACGCCCAACCGTCGGAGGAGCCGCAAATAGGCTACGCTCAAACTCGACGGCGTAACGCGCGCCCACGTGTCACAAAAGAAATCAATACAGCATTCGGGATAATGATACAAGCGGCCCAACCTTCGCCACTTCTTAACGCCTTCAGATGACGGGATCATTTCTTTATCCATCGGTAAATGATGGCCCCGATTATAAACCCATTCAAAAACCATAGGGCATTGACAACGTGTGCGGCACTCATCGCGCGTCACCGTCAATCAAGTCCTTTGCTTCAGCCTCTGAATAGCCCGCGTCAATTGCCGCCCGCATCAATTCCGCTTCAAAGTCCGCCGCTTCAATCGCGTCATTCAATTTCGTTTTAGTGTCCATTTGAAACCCCTTTGAATTATATTTGAAGTGTCGATCATTCGATATTGACGAACTATCGACAGTCAGAGTATAACGGCGACCCGTGACACCTTGATGACAATTGCATGAATTTTTGATGAATAATCAAGCGGTCATTGAGTATCAACGCTTTTCAAAATAGTTTCATTTTTTATAAAATAGGTGTCATAAAATCATATGGTTTCGGCCCATTAAGTAGGCACTAAATCTTATTGCCTTGTCGCTTAACCTGAATTCCGACAATAACCGAATAAAAGGGATTGCAACCGGTGAGAGGGGAATCAATAGACTTTACGCGCTTGTGTCTACTCCGACAAATTGCACGGGCTTTTAAAATGGCCTGAAAAAATAGCCGGTCAGCAACTATCCTTGACGCGCTTTGAAAGCGTCTCGACCATCGCATCCGCTGATACCGTCTTCGGTCAAAAACGTGAGACACTTCGCTAACCTTTAAGAGGGTCAAGAATCATCCGACTCTCTTATATATTATGCAAAGGAAAGACAAGCGCGAAGTCTATCATTACTCTAAATCGAATTGAGAGAATGAATAGCTAAATAGAATGGTTTGATTGATTCTTTAAAGCATCTCAATTGCTTATTTGATAGGTTATATTGACGGAATAAGTTTATAAATACCTCTCAAAATTAAATCAAATCATCAGCAAAACAATGCAATCGAACAGTCAGAAGCTTAAGTGAGTTTGAGTTTTTGATAAATCTAAAGTTAAATTGAGATGTTGAATACGGGTAGCCCCGCTGGATAGCTTTTGATGAGTTTTTTTAAAGGGGCCTTCTTTCAGAAATTCTGTAAAGATGCCCAAATTAGAGCTTTGGATTGAATGGATTAGAACGATTCGGAGGAGTCGAAAAAGACGCAAATTAAGCGGCCTAAACCGCAGTAAGATGTGTATAGATTTCTCGGAAAAGTATACCCGATCAGGAGTATTTTTCCGAACGGAGCAAATTAACGATGGCGTATGCCCGAGCGGGATCACGGAAATGGCCCCGAAAGGGTATAGATAGGGAGGGGCCGGCAGACTGGCAAGAGTGTTTTCTGGAGGAGAACATGACGGAACGCGAGAAGAGCCTTGGAGAATTGGCAAAAGACCACTATTTTAAGGAGTGGTGCCGCCGGATGGAGTCCGAACTCGGCCCGAACTGGGTCAGACTTTGGGTTGAGGCGATGGACTGAAAGGCCCAAAAACAGATTTAATTCAAAAATGGAGGATTAAAATGGACATTGAGAAGACATTAGTTGAGAAAATTAAGCGGTTCGAGGACTTCAAAAACCAACTCGATCAGCTTCAGAAGCAAATTGGTGGTTTGCAGGAACAGCAACGGGTCATCTACAACAGCGGTTTGGAACTGAAAGGCCAGATCGACATGCTGATGGAACTCCGCGCGAAAGAAGCGGCTGATGCGAAGGGACTCGTCCTACCGGACAAATCTCTGGTTGCGCCCGACGGCAAGACTGTTATCGCGAAGCCGGCGGAAGCCCCTGCAGCGGATCAAGCGGCCACCCCGAAGACGGCCCCCGTCCCTGAGGTGAAATAACGTGGCTGGGTCAATCTTGGGTCAAGACCAGATTCGCAAAGTGAACGCGGCGTATGCCGGTATTCACGCCCACGTGAAGGCCCTTCTGACGAAGACGGCCACCCCCGTCGAACGGATGAGGGTCCACACGTTGACCGAATTCCTGGACACCCCCGAGCTGTCAAAGATATTCATGGAATTGCCCTTCCTGGCCCCCGCCGAGAAGCGCGCCCTCGTTCGAGTGGCGATCTTCGATGTTTGGGAAGGACGCGAAGTTGAAGAAACAGAACTGCCAAATACGGATCATGCTGGTGTCGTGAAGACAGCCGGTGCGGTCCCTCTGGCTGAGTTCAGACCGGCCCAGTTCAACCTGAACGCAGCGGTCGCCGAACTGCCTAAACCGGTGGTTCCACCTACGGCCCCGACAGCGGCGCACACGCCGATTGTCCAGCCCAAGGTGCAGGAACAAGCGAAGAACAACATCGCGACGATAGAAGACCATCAAGGGGCTTAAGTCGTGGCATTTGAGAAAGGCCGCAAAAAAACTGGAGGCCGAGTCAAAGGTGGCTCGCTGAAGAACTCGAAGCGGTTCGTTGACCAGCTTCAAAGATACGGCTTTAACTTTACGAAAGAGCTTGCGAAGGGGTTAATAGCGTTGCCTCCCGCTGCCAGGTTTGAGGAGCTTAAGCGACTCATGCCGTACCTGGTCCCGAAATTAAAGGAAATCGAACCGATCTATGATGACGCGTCCGATGCCGAGCAAGACATTTCAACCGAAGCTTTAATGGAGGCTTTAGAACGTGGAAAACGAGGAAACAAACCAGCTAAGCCCGCAACAAATTCTGTTCCAGTTGTGGAAGCGGGGAGTCCTCCAGTACAAACTGAGGGACGTACAGAAGGAAATCTACCAGAAGTGGCTGGAGAGCAAGGACCGAGCTAAGAAGCTCGTCTGTATTGGCTCCCGTCGTCTCGGGAAGAGTACCCTCGGTTTCACAATTTGTATTGAGGAAGCGATAAAGCATCCGAAATCCAACATCCTTTTTATCGTTCCCGTATTAAAAAACGTGGATCGATACGTGGCGGAAATTGCAGGAAAAGTTTTAGCGGATTGTCCCGATTCATTGCGACCGGAATACTTTCCAATTAAGACTCTTTACAAATTTCCGAACGGGTCACAAATCTTTTGCGTGGGTAGTTCGAATCAGTCCTACGAAAATTTGCGCTCAATGCGCGTCAACCTCGCTGTCATCGACGAAGCGCAGAAGATGGAAGACCTAGAAATCATCGTTGACGAAGTTGTTATGCCCAGTCTGTTTGACTCAGATGGGTGTATGCTGATGTACGGCACTGTGCCGCGTCAACCCAATAATCCTTTCATGCTCCATTACGTTCGTGATGCGGAGCGCGACGGTGCTTTTATTGAACGTGATATTTTTGCGGCGAACTATCCACCTGAACTGTTGGAAAAGTTTCGCAAAGAAGTTTCTCAAGAGGCATAGGACCGTGAGTTCCTTTGCAAACGAAACTCAAGCACGAAGTACAATGTGGTTCCCAATTTTAAACAGACTCATGTGAAGCGGGTCCCCGATCCAAATTATTTTGAATCATGTGTGTCTTACACATCAATGGACATCGGCGGATCGCTGGACAATACGCACAATATTTACGCCTATTGGGATAGCGGGCGAAAGAAACTGGTTGTAAAATCTGAATCGGTTTGGGCCTCCCAAGAAAGTCGCGTGACAAAGATTGCGGAAGCGATCAAGCATAATGAGCGAATGCTTTCTAAGAAAGTTCGCCGTGTGTGCGATACAAACAATTTTATTTTGGTGAAAGAGCTTCAAGAAAAATTCCGGCTTGTCTTTGAGCCGGTTAAGAAAGCCCCTGGCAGTCTTGAAGCGATGTTGGAAATTTTGAATATATGGATCGAGACAGACAAAATTGAAATCGATCCGAGCTGCAAAGTTTTGATTAATGAAATGAAATACGGCAGTTGGAACAAGACACGTACTGACCTGGACCGGAAAGAAGGAAGTCACTGCGATGGTTTGATTGCATTAGCGTATTTGCTAACTATCGTAAATGAGAAGCACAATATCCGTGTCTCAGTGGAAGAGGATGCGGTTTTTATTCCTCCGCCAAAAGATCCACTTGATTTAAAAAAGAAGACGTTAATAACGCCGAAGGATAAAGAATCAGATGAAGCATTTGAATTTAAAGATGTGACCTCTGATATTTGGAGAAAAGAAATTTAAAGGATTTTAAATGGAAGAGAATACCCACGACCCCTTACAAGAACTAATGAATTCGGCTGGCGAGAATGAGCTAGACCAGATTGCCTCCGAACCCATTCATATTTCGTCACCCGAAATCCAGAAAGCCGGCGATAAAAATTCTGATGCGATCAAAGCTTATAAGCTTCAGATCGAAAAAGATATCGTCGATACTCTGTCTGCGGAGATTGTTAAACGGGAATCCTGGCGTCGGCTTTACGAAGTTCTTTGGTGGAACATTTATAGTTTGTACATGAGCGGCAATCGGACAACGATTACTCCAACGCGCTCAAAGATTTTTATTCCAATTGCATTTCAGCTCATCGAAATTGCGACACCAAAACTTATTTCATTCATGTCCAGTACGGACACAATTTTTGATGTTGTACCCGAAGACATAAAAGATCAACCAATCGCTGATAACATCCAGGCTTTGCTTACAGATCAGATCGATAAAAATAATTTCGGCGATACATACGAACAATTTGTAAAACAACTTTTGCTGTATGGAACTTCTTATCTTTATATCGATTACAAAGTAAAATGGGATTGGGTTTGGGAAAGAATTCCGAAAGTAACCGAATCAGTAGATGAGTTTGGTGTCAACACACAGAAGATTGAATACACCAATACCAAATCTTATAAGATCACCGAGCGGCGTCCCAACATCACATGGTTGGATGTTTTGGATGTGTTTCCTCAACAGGATCATGCGAAAGTAGACGATCAGTATCCAGGCGTTTGTATTCGGCGTTTCTTGGATCGAAAAGAATTTGAAAGAATGTGCGATGGGCCGCAGCCTTATTTTGGAAACAAAGAAGCCGCGCTTGCTACTGGAACTTCAAATAAATTTCAGCAATCTCGGCAGTTCCGTAAAGTGGCGCGCGGAGAAATCTCCAATCGCACTCCCACCGACATTGAGCTTTTGGAATGGTGGATGAAATACGATTTAGACGGCGATGGGATCGACGAAGAATGTCAGATCATCATTGCCAATCGCACAGTTGTCGTGCGCGCTGTGCAAAATCCTTACTACCACCAGAAACGGCCTCTCATAAAAGTTAATTTCTGCAAGGTCCCTGGCGAATGGTACGGTATTGGTTTGATTGAGCCAGTCATGTCTCTTATCAACCAATTGACCACAGTACGTCGGCAAAGACTCGACAATATCACCTTAATTCTCAATAGAATGTGGAAAGTGAAATCCACGGCTGATATTGATCCGACCAAATTGATCGCTACACCGAATGGGGTGATCTTGGTTGATGACATGGGCGATGTGATGCCTCTTGAAGTACCTGATGTCACTCAAAGCTCGTATCAAGATTGCAATCAAATTTTAAACGACATTTTTGCAGCCACTGTGCCTCAAGCCTTGACCGGTTCTATTGATGACATGAAAGGAACTGGTTCAATTGGTGTGGGTGCAGTTCGTGCGAATATTTCCCAGGCCCTTGAGAAGTTTGCGACCGCAGCCAAGTCTATCGAAGATGAAGGCATCAAACCGATGCTCAAACTTTGCTATGCTTTGGATCTTCAATATTTGAACACGGATGAAATCATTCGAGCTTTCTACGGGAAATTGTTCCCTGATCCTTCGATTGTGACACCCGAGATGATTCGTGCAAACGTGACATTCAAGATGACTGTCCTTTCTGAGATGGTCAATACAGATGTTAAGGTCGCCCAGGCGCAAGCTTTCTACACGTTGACAAAAGATCAATGCACGCCGGATACTAATCAACGTATCCTTCGTCAAATTTGGACACTTATGGGGAATGATGAAGATGACATTCAAGTTATGAATGCCAGCTCACCGGTCCCTGGCGGCGAGATTCCTATCGGTCAACTTTTTGGGAATACGCCTCCGCCTGTTTTACCGGCCCCTGTAGCACCGACGCCCGCGCCGGTTCTGCCGACACCTGGTACTCCGACACCGGCTCCGTCTTCGACAGCCGCACAGGGCGCAACAATTCTCCGTCAGGCAATGGCCGGACAGGTAGC